GAGATAAACTCGCCCGCCTGCCTGCAGCAATTCCAGAACATCCACCGCAACGGCGATCAAATCGGCGGCGAGGGTAGGGCCAAGGATGACCGGGTGGTCGCGCTTTGCATCGCCACGGTTGCCTGGAATGATTGGATCATGAACGAGATGCAGGCCAACGGGCGCACGTATGTTCGCGAACAGCGCGGGCCTGAAGTGGCGAAGGTCTACAATGCGGCCGAGCGCTCGGTGATCAATTACCTGAAGGAGAACAAGATCCGTGTGCGCGGACTTAACTAGCCACGAGATTTTATCCTTCGAGGCTCTCACCCGGCGCCTCTCCGAGGTACGCCGCGGCGAGGAGCACCTGAAGCGCAATTTGCCGCTCGCGAGCGAACACAACCGCATTTTGCGCCTGAACGATATCTGCGCGTACACTGGCATTCCGTACCCGTGGATCCGCCGTCAGTTCCCGGACATGTACCGCATGGAGTTTCCCGATGCACCAAAGCCGGCGCCGAGCGGTCGCGATAAGCCGGCGACGAAGCACGAGATCGAGGAGCGCCAGCGCGAGCTGTCGAGATTCTTCTACGGCTGGGACCGTGGGACACTGGTCAAGGCGAGGGTGCGCGATGAATGGAAAATCGTTGGCCGATATCAAGACGCCGTACCACTGGGTGCCGCGGCGCGGCCGGAAAGGCCGCCGGGGAAGATACTTGAAATGCGGATCGATCTAGAAACCTTCGCACTGAGGTTCAACATGATCGTCGGCGTGTGCCTGCTGCTGTGGCTACTGCAATTTGTAGGTGGAGGCCGGGGCCTGATATGGCGGTGATGCGCGAGTGGTCGTGCTTGGAGCACGGCGAGTTCGAGGGCAGCCATGCGATCTGTCCGGCGTTCGGCTGCGACTCGCGCGCCGTCAAGCAGGAATTTCGCACGCCCGTGGGCATCCGCAGCGGGCTCACCAAGCGTACCGATGCCGGGATCAGAAAGTCGGTGGACATGTACCGCTTAGGTAACGTGCGCTCGGCCCGCGACGGCGAGGCCTCCTACGGCGGGGATAAGGGCAAGGAACTCGGCATGGAAGTGCTCTGGGGCAACGATGTGCAGAGGAAAATGGGACGCTCCTTTGCTGAAATGACCGGCGTCGCGCAGCAACCCTTGATCGTGCCGAAGCGCGATGGCAGCGGAGTTTTGCGCCTGGACAAGAACAACGCCATGCGCGAGGCCGCGACTGAATTGGGCATCACCCGACGCGTCACACCGCCGGCCGCCGAGGTCACGAGCGACAAGGCAATCTCGAAAGAGGCGGCAAAAGCCCTGACCGTGTAGGATTCCCTCGTGAGAATTCCGCACGACATGCTTGCCAGGCACCTGCTCTATGAGCAGTTGGTGCGCGAGTGCACGGCCACGCGTACCGATCGCTTCAACACCTACCAGACGCTTCGCAACTATTACCTGTTCGGCTCCGAGACTTCGCGCGGCGCGCCGTACAACAAGATCGCCTCGACGGTCGAGACCTTATCGAGCTTCATCTACTCGCCCGACATGATGCAATTCTCGCTGCATTTGGGCACCGAGGCCTCATCCGACGAGATTCACAAGGCGGTCCCCTTGGCACGCGAGGTGACCGAACAGTGGCGCCTGTCGAAAACCCACATTCTGTTCGGCCTCGGCCTTCGCTGGTCAATGGTATTCGGGTTGATGCTGATGAAATCGATCTGGGCGGGCAAGAAAGTGCGCAGCTACTTGGTTGAACCGCACCAATTCGGCGTGCTGCGCGAGGACATCATGGGCCTCGATGACCAGGAAGCCTTCACGCACCACTACACCATGACCCGCTCGGCGCTTGAGAAAAACCTGGAGGGCAACCCCCGCAAGGACTCGATCATGAAACGCGTGGGGCAATCGGCCACCGAAGCACTCCCGCAACTCTCCAGCGGCATGTCGCGCCTGCTGATTGGCTCGCCGGTGGGCGGGGTGACCAATTCGCTCGCGATTCCCGGCAACATGAGTTCCTTCCAAGGCGGCGTCGGCCAGGGCCAGGCATACGACTACGCGCCTAAGGTCGAGGCGGAGCTTCTGGACATGTGCGATCTGTACGTGTGGGACGATGAGATCAACGACTATCAGGTGATCACCCGCTCATCGCCCGATGTAGTCATCTACGATCGCCCGAGTAATTGGATGGGCCACGTGCAGGGGGAAAGCCCGTTCGAGACCATCCGCCCCTCCTTCAACCTCTACGATTATTTCTGGGGCGATGCCTTCGTCGCCAAACTGACTTGGCTGCAGGACTGGAGAACCGAGCGCGTGCAGCAGATCCGGCAACTGCTGACCAAGCAGTTCAAACCGCCCATGACCATGACGGGCGGTGTGGGCATCGCGGAGGAGAAGTTTTTAGCCTACGGCTCCCCAGACAGCAGGATTTCGCTCCCCACACCGATGGGCAAGATCGACGTGCACGCACCGCAGATGCCCACCGATGTGTTCGCCGAAATCGCGCAGATCGACTCGATGTTCGATGACCAGGCGGGCTTAGGACACGTCCTGCAGGGCAAGGGCGAGGCCGGCGTGCGCTCGAAGGGCCAGGCGGATTTGATGGCAAGGCTCGGCAGCTCGCGCCCGAAGGAGCGCGCGATCGCCGCGGAGGAATCGGCCGAAGCGATTGCCGGCAACATCTTGCGATTGGTGCAGGATTACTCCGACCAGCGCTTCATTTGCGAGATTCCGGGGCAGAAACCCTTCTCCTTCATCGCCGAGCAGTTCACGCGCGACTACGAGGTGAAGGTCGATGGCCATTCCTCGAGCCCCATCTTCATCGAGGATAAGAAACACGATGCCGTGACCTTGCTCGAGGCCCATGCGATCGATCGAGAGACCTTCTTGAACATGTTCGACCCCCCGAATTTGCAAGCCCTACAGGAAAAGCTTAAAGTCCTGCAGGCGCAGGAAGCAGAGGCGAAGAAGGCCGAACTTGCTGCCGGTGTCAAAGAGCAGCAGCACAAGGGTAAACACAAATGATGGACCGAGCGCGAAAGCCCCCTGGCGGCCACCAGCCCGGACACGCGTACAAGCGCAATTTCAATCATGCACCCTCTGGCCGTTTCGGCATTCGGATGCATCGGCCCGCGACATCGCGGTCCAAGTCTTCCCGAGGTTGATTGGGTCTGGTCTCTCCCCTTTATCGCAGAGACTTGTCGAGATAGGAGATTTTGCAATGGCTACTTTCGCAATGTTCGATCCGATCGCCGCCCTGGTGGAGTTGTTCAGCTCCATGTTCCGTAGACATCACAAGCGCGGCCGGCGCTAGAGACTCGATGTTCATCAACCCGCACGGGCGGGGTGGATATCGCAAGCGGCCTTCCTCGCGCGCGCCCTCAAGGCGCACGTAAGGTGTCCGTCCCGCCGCAGCTCATGCAGCGGATGATGCAAGGCGGGGGGCAACCCCCCCCGCCTGGCGGGCCTCCCGGCGCTCCCCCGCAGCAACCCGCGGCCCCCGATGAGGGCGGTGAGCAGCAACCCGGTGGCGGCGGACCTGCCGCCTCGCCGATGTCCAAGCAGCAGGATAAGCGGGGCTTGAAAGCCGCCGCCGCAACCAATGTCCACATCGCCGTGAACATGCTGGAGGAAGCCCTTCCCGCGTTCGGCTCAGAATCCCAGGAAGGCGGCAAAATTTTGTCCGCCTTGAAGTCCCTTTCCTCGATGGTGGCCAAGCGCGACACCGCGGACTTGGTGCCGGCGGAAATCATGCAGCTCGTGAAACGCTCGACACAAATCGGCGGCGGGACTAACATCCAGCAGCAAATCATGAAGCAGATGCAGCAAGCCAAGGCTCAACCGGCGCCCGCGCCACAAGGGTGATGTATGTCAGAACGATTCTTGGAACCTTCATCTTCAGGCCTCCGCAAGCCGACCGATCCCCAGAAGGAAAACGGCCAAGTCATGAATCCCCCGCGGTATGCGGAACTCGGCGGCCTCGACAAGCCCTCGCGCATTGCGCAGAAAAATCCGCTGCATATCAGCAAGCCGAACGGCGGGCGTAGCTGATGAACCTCGAGGACTTGA